TCACTATTTCTGTGGTAGGATTGGTATCTGCCGGAGTAAAGGAGATGACTACTCCGGAGGAATCATTCGTAACGTCAACTTCCGAGAGCGGGATCCGCTCAATGTAAGCCTGGGCTACTCGTCCGGAGCCCGTAACTTCGACAGGTCCCTGACCCGTTGCATCCTGTACGATGATTCTCTGGACCATTCACTTATGGGATTATTAGGGTAATACATTCAGAACCACTCCACGGCTGATCAGGGTTTCGTACCCGGAAGAAAAATCGGCATTTGCATAGGTTACAATGAACTTTCCCACGATCTTGCCAATAGGCATCCCTGCGGTATCGGCTCCGTCAATGAATACATTGATCTCGTCCCCGTTGATTGCTGCGTTCCCGTAGGTGTTTCCATCCTGTGGATCCGTAATTGCATACCGGGCCAGTACCTCGTGGCTCTTCTCCGGGTACAGTTCAATCAGTACATTATCCGGACCACTGGAAGAAGAGGCGGGGTCAATGGTGGTTCCCTGACTATCCTTCAATGTGACGGCCAGTTTTACACTGGCTCCTTGCAGTACGTCAATCATTACCTTCTGGTTTTAAGGGCGATCCAGTTCATAGTCTTTTTCAGACAGGCATCAGCCGGGGCCGTTTCCCGTTTGCTGTCCAGTAAGAGATAGGCTGCAAACCAGGTGAACGGATCCACCAGATCATCATCCAACTCTTCAGCTACCAGTTCAATCAGGCACAAGGCCTTCTCGACATCATGGTTATTGTCCGTTACGGAGTAATACTCAAGGATCTTTCCAATTCCCGGTTCGTAGCGTTCCACTACCACCGGACGGGAAGGGCCGCCACGGACATATTCATTTTTCTGTAAGGCATATTCGGGTGAGTCCTCGGTGATCGAGACCGTGACGGCCCGTTGCCAGCAGTCCATCTTAAAGGAGACCAGTTTAAGGTATCCTGCCGGAAGGGGTACATAGCCCGTAGCCGTATCAAGGGGTACGGCTCCTCCGGTGGACGAACTTGCATCCACAAAGGATTCCGGAGTCTGAAGATGGGAGGGGATCAGCAGCAAGAACTGATTGACGGCATCATCCAGCAGGACTTCTACCTGTTCAGATCCGAACACTTCCCCTTCCTCAAAGGGGCCGAACTCGTCAATCCGGAGTTTAATCTTGTCAATGATCTGTGCTCTGTCCATTTACTGCCAGTTTGGAAATTTAATATGGTTACGTTCTGCAACCGAAAGGATCATAGCCCTATTCTGCACCTGGCGATAGGTCAGCCCTTCGATTTTCTGAACCAGGTAATCCTTAGCCTTTTGTGCGTTGGTTACTTCCAGCAGGGACTCGTCTACGGGTTCCTCGGATACAACCTCTGCGGGCTTGGTTACCACGGGCTCAGGTTCAACCGGAACCGTTTCAGGCACCTGTATGACAGGTACCGTCTCTTTGGGTACAATCAGTTGACGGAGATCCTCGAGGTCTTTAATGGCCTTCTCTTCGGCCTCCTTCTCGGTGTGGTCCCGGAAGATCACTTTGAACCGTTTGTCAAAATCACTGCGGGATTCCAGAAGTTTCTGAATCTTTGGATCTGATGTGCAGAATCTCCCCCCTTTAAACCTCTTGCCGGGTACTCCTCCGGTAAAGAGAATTTTTTTTGTCTTTCCATCCACGTTTAACAGTACACCTTCCTGGCAGTACCGTAAACTTTCATATTCTACAATCATGGGTTTTGTTATTAAAACAAGGTGAGGCGAGGGAATCCCCGCCTACACCTTGCTTGGGTTAATCGAAGAAGAGAGGCATATTATCAGCTATTAGCCGGGGACAGGATCGCATGGGTAAGCGGGTACTTGGCCACAATGGTTGAGGTCTCGTCAATCGCATACGCATCAGCGTTCTTGATCCCTGACTTTTTCAGTTCGATTTTTCTTACATCCAGTGGATTCCAGACTTTCTTGTAAATGTTGTTCATGTCCAGAACCACGGCCTTGTCGGAATATCCGGCATCATCAAAGAGCTGGTGATAGAGAATGTTCAGGGTACCGTAGATCGTGCGGATCCGCTCAAACTCAATACCGAACTCTTCTTTCACGGAACCAGCATCCCTCTGACGGGTGACAGTATCCACGGAACTCAGCCACTCCATAAACTCGGCTCCACCAAAGAGGTACCTGGTTTTGCTACCAGCGTTACCACGGAAAATCTGATTGGTGATCTGCAAGAAAGCAGCATTGGTATTGGCCGGAGAGGCTTCGTAAGGAACTGCATTAGTAATATAGCGGGTGACCCCGTTCATAGCATACTTGTAGTTCTCAGCCTCGGTGTCATAGAATTTTTCTTTCCGTCCGAACCATGCAGTCAGCTCCATACTCCTGCGGAGATCTTCGAGCGAGGCAGCCTTCAGGTCGTCAATGTTCCATTCAACCTCTTTTTTGTGGGCTTTCTCAAAGAAGGATTCCTCAACCTGTTGCATGAAATACTGGCAGTAGTTGGAATCTTTCTGCGGGAATACAGCATACTGGCTGGTCTGAGCATCCAGTTCGTTTTTAGCCGAACCCATCCTCAGAAGAACGGTTCCCTGGATCATGTCCGGGAGCAGATCGCTGGTGCAGTTGGCCGGAATTACGGTCAGTGCATTGGAGGAAGTATTCTTAGCTACCACCAGGCACATAATCGGGCCGCTGTTAGCGTCCGTATAGGCCGGGATCAGGATGGTGTCATGGACCGTCCAGAAATGGATGTTGTTGACATAGATGGTATGAACGCCCGTGCTCGAGAGATCCTTGTCAAAGGCAGTTCTCAGGGTATCGGCATAGCCACGGTAATCGGTGGCATACCATTCATACTCCCATGCGCTTATTTTTTCTGCGCCTCCTGCCATTCTCAGCAGGGTGTCCAGTGGGTAGAGATCGGGGCGCATAATGGTAATGGCCTTGTCAATCTCGGTCATTAAGAGCTCGGAGGATGCCGTAGTGGCATTGTCCGTGGTAACAGGTTCAGAAGTTACAATAACCCCGGCACCAGCCACGGCCCATATCACTCCACCGTTACCCAGTACAGAGTCCAGCAGGGTACCCAGGTCAATGACCCCGGTCAGCCCCAGGACAGCAACCACACACACCAGGAGGGTAGTTGCATACGAAAGGTAAGTTGCGAATTTTCTCATTTGATTATCTGATTAAAAGTGGTTTTTACTTGAATCGTTGTTTCGATTTGGCCCATCGGACCATCTCTGCTGCAATAGGATTAGTTACAGGTTTCTTCACCTCGGGAGCATTGGAGGGGACCACCAGTGGGAGTCCGTCTCCGGGAGTGGCCTTCTTGGCCTTCTTCTGAATGATCGCCTCATTCTTTCCCCGGACCTCGCCCTGCTTACGGGCTTCGTCAATCGCCTGATCAAAGGCCAGTCCCTTATACATTAACTCGAGAAAGTCAGGCTCTACCCGGCCTTCAATCACCACCTTATCCAGGATCTTGGCAATCGAAGTGGCGAACTGATCCCGTTCCTCCGGGGTCATGCCCTTCTCGGTTCGGAATTTCTCGATAGTCTCAAGGCTGGTATTGCGGGCTTTCTCCTGCTCGATCATGGCCTCACGGGCTTTCTGTTTTCGCTCCTCCCGTTCTGCCTTGGCCTCTTTCCACTTTTTGTAGTCCGGATCTCCGGGCTGTGGTTCGAGGGCCTCCATGTCCACGTTCCGGGCAAGGGCTTCCATAAAGGAGGCCCCTTTGGTCATGTCCATGATAATGTCGCCCAGTTGCGGGTTATTCTCAAAAGCCTCACCGATCACCCGGTTGGCCTCGAGATTATCCTTCATGTACTGGGTAGCTGCCTTGAGGTAGTCCTCTTCACTGTCAAATGACTGCGAAGGGTAGGTCTCTTTCAGTAGTTCAAAGAACTCGCCCTGTGGTTGAGACTCCGGTTTCCCGGTTTCCTCTTCACCTTCGGGCTCCTGCTCCTCTTCCTGCTCGGGTTCCGGATCGGTTTCCTCTTCCGGCTCCTGAGTTTCTTCTTCCTGGGTTTCGGGCTCCTGTGGCTCAGTCTGCTCCTGGATCGGTTCTTCTGCCACGGATTCCTTTACCGTTTCAACTTTGTTCATAAATATGTGCTCTCCCCTTGATGTCTTATTTTACAGGTGAAACATGAGGTAAAACTATGTAACGACCTGTTGATTACTCATCTGAATAGGATTGATATTTGGAGAAATAAGATCGAGTGTGTTACTTTTATCGGAGTAACCAATAAAAGGAACATAACATGAGTGGTAAAGAGGGGAGCGAGCTCAACAAACGACCTCAGACCTTCGAGCGTAAGCAGAAGGTATGGGAAGAGTATGAGCGGGTGGTGGAAGAATTAAACCACGAACATGGGAGGTTTGCCTCGGAGATACGAAAAAGCACCCTGTATGATGAGGTAAGTATTCGGACAGGGTATGCGAGTAGCTATGTGGCCAAGATTGTCCACGAGATCCTGGCCCAAAAACGGGCCAATTCCAAACCAATTCATAAAGCGTAATTCTGTTAGGTGGTAGAATTAGACAATATATTAATAGAAAACGAAAAGCGAAATGCTCTGCTGCACGCTCCGTATGATCCCCTGACCGGGATCGGGAGCCCGATTGAGCGATTTCCCTTTGCCGTGGACGAGAACACGGTGATCTATCTGCCTAAGTCAATGGAGGGTATCGAGGAAATTCAAAATGTTATCAAAGCGGGGAGTGTAAAAAAATATCTCGAACTATTTGACGAACTGCGAAAAAACATTGACGAAAACACGAAAATATTCATGGCCGCTCTCAGTGAGATCCGGATGGATCATGACTTTGAATACTGGGCAGCCGTGTGTATTAAGATCCAGGATAAGGAGACGCTCGAGGAAATCCCGTTTGTATGCCGTGGAGCCCAGCGGAAACTCCTGAAAGATTACGAAGAGCAGCGACTCGCCAATCAGCCGATCCGGGAAGTGGTGGATAAAGCCCGTCAGTGGGGAGGTTCTACCCTTACCCAGATTTATATGATGTGGATTCAGCAACGGCTGAAAACCAACTGGCACTCGGCTATCTGCGCCCATTTGGATGATGCAGCCCGGAATATCCGGGGAATGTACACTCGTGCCGCTCAGTTATATCCGGCAGATTTAGGAACCATCACACTGGCTCCTTATGAGAAATCCGGAAAGAACGTGATCTGTAAGGAGCGGGGATGTATAATCGGAGTGGGTTCGGTGGAGAATCCGGATCAGTTCCGCTCCTACAACTATGCCATGATCCACCTCTCGGAGGTGGCTATGTACAGTCAGACCACCAAGAAGAACGCAAATAAACTGGTTCAGTCTCTCCGGTCCACCGTACCGAATGTATCCATGTCCATGGTGGTACTGGAATCCACGGCCATGGGACGGGGTAATCTATTTCACCGGGAATGGATGGCTGCCATTGAGGGGAGAAGTGCCTACCGGGCTTGTTTTGTTTCGTGGTGGGAGATTGACCTATATTGGAAGAAACTGGATAACCTGGAAGAATTTTACCTGAATGTAGTTAAGGATAACGAGTATTACAGGTGGTTGTGGGAACTGGGAGCCACGCTCGAAGGGATTAACTGGTATATAAGTTTTAAGGCCGGGGAGAATTACTCGGACTTACAAATGAACCAGGAGTTCCCGTCCACGGCTGAGGAGAGCTTTACGGTATCCGGCAGACGGGTATTCAATCCTTATTACACCCAACGGGCCTCAAAAACCTGTACAGAACCTGTGAGTAAGGGCCAACTCTATGCCGATGCCATTAAGGGCAAGGATGCCTTTAAAAACATTGTTTTCAGGCCTAGGGTAGGTGGGGAATTGTGGATATGGGAGGAACCGGATACTACCCTGAAAGTCAAGAACCGCTATGTGGTGATCTGTGATATCGGAGGCAAGAGTAAAGGAGCCGACTACTCCACCATCCGGGTATTTGACCGTTACTGGATGAGTGACGGAGGAGTACCGGAGGCGGTGGCCACCTGGCGGGGTCATTTGGATCAGGATCTGTTTGCCTGGTTGGCTGCTCAGGTAGCCTACTGGTACGGTGAGGCCCTGTTGATTATTGAGAGTAACTCACTCCGGAGTTCTCAGGAGGATACCGAAGGAGAACATTACCTGACCATCCTGGATGAAATTTCCGGTGTATATCAAAACTTATATACCCGTACCCGGCCTGAACAGGTTCGGCAGGGAGTTCCCACGCAATACGGATTCCATACCAACAAGCAAACCAAACCGATGGTGATTGATGCGCTAAACGCTGCCTTCCGGGATGGGATGTATATCGAGAAGGATATCCGGGTGATTGATGAGGCTGATCAGTTTGAACACAAGCCCGATGGAACGATGGGAGCCGTGGAAGGAGCGCATGATGATTTGGTGATGCCGACTGCTATTGGCGTGTGGGCTATGTACTCAGCCATGGATCCATGTGTTGAAGTGAAGGAGCGGGAGCGGGCGACCAGGAAAGTAAAACGGACGGAGGCAAGTTTGTAATGGTCAATATGATAAACATAGACTGCATGGAATGGATGGCAGATAAACCGGACAAGTTCTATGATTTGGCTATTGTAGATCCGCCGTATGGGATGCCTAAAGATTCAACACATGGTAGGGGTAAACTTAAAAACAGAATACTTAATAATGGAAGCCTTGAGAAGTGGGATGTTGTTCCTGATCAGGAATACTTTAACGAATTGAAAAGGGTATCAAAAAATCGTATTATATGGGGGGGCAATTACTTTAACCTCGAGCCGACACGCTGTTTTATCTCATGGGATAAAGTGCAGCCATGGGAGAATTTCTCTCAGGTTGAGTTTGCATGGACCTCTTTTGACTACCCTGCTAAACTATACCGGTTCGATAACCGGACCGGAGATAAGATTCACCCTACTCAGAAACCCGTTCAACTCTACGAGTGGGTCTTACACACTTTCGCTGATCCCGGCCAAAAAATTCTTGACACCCACGGCGGATCAGGCTCTATCTGTATTGCCTGTCACAACATGGGCTTTGATTTGGATTGGTGCGAACTTGACAAGGAATATTTTGAGGCCGCAAAAAAACGGTTCGATTGGCATAAACGACAACTAAGATTATTCACATGACACCACTACTCTTTGGATACCTATACATCATTTTGGGATTCAGCGGAATCCTGCTAGTGGTTCTGTACGCATGGTTAAAGGACGGAAAAAGAAAGGATAAAAAATGAACATACTACAATTCGGTGATGGGAAATGGGGCCAGAACCACAAGCGAATATTGGGCGAGCTCGGGCATAAAGTAACCACGCTGGATATTGACCTTGGATGGGATTTTGTGAAAGAATACCGTATCGAAAATGCTAAGAGGCCCGTGGATGCAGTCCTTATCACTACATCTTCCGTCAACCACTTTCCAATCCTGTCTTACATGATTCAACATGGGATTCCGGTATTCTGCGAAAAACCCGTGCTCTTACAGGAGTGGCAACTCGGGCAGTTAAAATATTTCACTAAGGTATTTGGAGACTCCATTTTCATGTCCGGGCACCAACTGGTATTTATGGATGAGATCGGGAAGTTCCTTCTGTCAACCTCCGGGGATGTGGTCTATATGAACTCCATGCGTGCCGGAGGAATCCCACGGGAAGAAGGAGCCCTGCTCTCCCTGATGGTTCATGATATCGCACTGGCTCACTATACATTGAATGAAAAAAACTTTGAGTGTGTCCATGCCGAGGGTAACAAACACGAACTCAGGGCTACCCTGGTCAGTGGAAATAAACAGGTGGACCTGTATGCGGTATCCGTGAGCAAAGTGAGATTCCGGGATACCGTATTCATCAAAAGCAACGGGGAGAAACTGGCTGTTCGTCCGGATAACTGGAACAGGCCAAACCTTCTCAAGGAGGAGTTGGAAATGTTCATCCGGTGCGTGGATCAGAAAATACCCTGCCGGGTCAACGGGTTCAAGGATACCATTCAGATCATGGAGACCGTGTTTAAGATTCAGAAACAATTAGACGCAACTAAACAGCAATAAGATGAAACCACAAGTGAAGATTTTGGGTTATGGAGAGATCGGGAGAGGTGTACATGAGGTGTATAAACGGGCCGGATGGGAAGGAGTGGCATGGAAGGATTTGAACGGGCAGGAAGGGCCGGAGCAGTGTGATATCCTTCATGTGTGTATCCCGTTTACAGGAATGGCTGATTTTGTGGATTCCGTGATTGAAGAGGTAGAGGAGTCTATCCCTGACTTTATTGTAATTCACTCAACCGTACAACCTGGGACTACGGAAACGCTGAGGAAGGACATTATGGAACTACTTGACATGGATCCCGTAGTTGTTCACTCCCCGGTGATCGGAGTCCATCCCAACCTCGCTGATGGGATTCTGACCTTTACCAAGTGGATCGGATGCGAGCAGGATGATTTTGAAATGGCTAAGAATATTTCCGACCACTTTTCCAGTATCCATGTTGACTGCCGGGTGGTAACCCCTGCGGCCCAAACCGAGATCATGAAGGTATGGGATACCACTTATTACGGGAACTGCCTGGCCATCAATGCCGAGGTACGCAAGATGCTCGAAGAAAACGGATGCCGATATGATACCTGGGTGGAGTATCTCAAGGCCTATAATCAGGGCTATCAGGCTCTCGGGATGAGTAATGTTACCCGGCCTTACTTCCCGAACCTGACTATGCCACTGGGCGGCCACTGTATCACTCCGAATCAACGGATCCTGTCTCAGATTACAGACTCCTCGGCACTTGATATGATTAAAAAATTCGATCCAGACCATTATGAAAAGACTATTTAACGACCTGAAAGAGTGGTGGGGCTACCTGATGGAGACCCAGGAAGTCAAACGGAAAGCCCGGAGGCTTACCCGTGCCTGTAAGCTGTCCGACAAACTGACCCTCGGTGACCGGAAAACCCGGTATGTGATTGAGAAAAAGGGCGGGTTTATGATCCTCTCTACCCGAGATATTGACCTGTTAAAATCCCGTGGAGTGTTCCGCAAGGAAGTTTCGATCTACAACATCCTGAAAACGGCCAGTTATATCAGTACCACCAATCCCCTGATCCGGAAAACCTACGAGGATTTACACCCAAAACAAGCGTAACCATGCCAAAGATGATCATTGAGGCCGATGTGGATACCAGGGATAAGCCTGTCAGTATCACGTTCACGAATAATCACCTGAATAACCTGAACTTTTTGGATATGGTGATCGGGATCCATGCGTTCACTATCACCTTCAAAGATCTCGAGGCGGTGGTTGAGGCCTTCAGGGTAGGGTATGACGAATATCAAAAAACATTAGAATAACCATGCGAATCACCCAGGCTTTTGTTGGTTGCAAGAATTTCCGGGAGCCATTTCTCAGGAAGTTTGGATTTAAACACTATCACAACCGATTTGAGCCAGCCGTGTTCTTTGGTCTGTACCAGAGCCAGTGGCATAGGATTATGGACCATAAGGCCGGGGCGGTGATTGTATGGTCCGGAGGGGATGCCTGGAGACTACCCCCGGAGTTTGTCAAGATGCTGAAAATGAAACGGGGCGTGTTTCATGTGGCTATCTCCAACTTTATTGCCAGGGACATGGAACGGTACGGGCTCGAATACCGGAGGCTCCCGATTACCCCGTTCACTTATCCGGAGTTTTCCGCTGCGCCACTGGGAGAGAAAATCTATGTGTATCTACCGGATAAAGACCAGGCGCAACGAACTTTTTACGGAGGGGATTTGATTGACCATGTACGGACCCGGCTGCCCAAACAGCAGTTTGTACTGGCCAAAATGGGTGTATACAGTAAGAGTGATTTGGTTAAACATTATACAGACTGCTTTATGGGGCTTCGCTTAACCCCGCATGACGGGATGAGTAATACAGTGGTGGAGTTGGGGTTAATGGGGAGAAGAGTGGTGTGGAACGGAGAGGCCCCTAATGCAGTCCCTTATACCGATGTGGATTCTATTGTCCGGTCTATTGAGGATGAGAGAGAGAAGATTGGAACCACGGATAATGAACTGGCTGAAAGAATGAAGGAGTTTATTACCCTACCCGAGGACTGGATGGAGATGGATAACAAGTTCTCCCTGAAACCCTGGGGTGTGATCAATGAAAAAGAAGAGAATATGAGCCCTGAATACTGTACGGTTATTATCAATACCATCAATGAGGATCCGGCCATCCTTCGGGATGCCGTCAAGAGTTATCAGAATCAGACCGGAGTGTTTATGCAGATCATTATCTCCACCATTCCAGGGGATCCTTCTATCTTATTGGCCAAGGAACAGAATCTAACCCTGAGTATCTCTCCGGCCAAAGGAATTTACGAGCAGTTAAACCATGCCCTCCATTATATTCAGGGCGACTGGTTTGCCTATGCCTCCGGGAATGATCTGGCCTCTCCGACCAAAATGTATGACGAGACTCAGCTCTGCAAACGGGAGAAAAAACTGGTGTGCTACTCAGACTTTATGCGGGTGGACTCCAGACTGAATCCAGGAAGAACCCACCATTTCCATCCCTACGATATTAAACGTCACCTTGAGGGGAACTTTGTTAACGACTGCGCTACCATACACCGGAGTATCGTGGACCAGTTCACGCCCTTTGACCTGAAGTGGGGTAATCATGCGTACTGGGATCTGTGGCTGAGAATCTATAAAAAACTCGGAAATGTATTTGTCTACAACCGGAAAGTGGAATGGTTCTACCGGGTGGATGAGAACAGTCAGCATATCCAGCGCAAGAAGGACCCTGAAAAGATCCGGATCAATACCGAGCTCCGGGAGAAATTACTTACCCATCACAAAAACCTGATACAGTTATGAACGAAAAACCAGCTACCTATTATGATGATATCTACCGGGGAGACCGTGAGAAGAAAGAGCGGTATTTCCTTCCGGCAGAAGAGAGCCAGTATTTTCCCATGTGGAGTATGGCCGTGCAGTGGATTAAGGATTCTCCCCTGAAACATACCGTGTTTGATATCGGGTGTGGTCCCGGTCAGTTTGCGGACCTGGCTCACCGGAGCGGGATCATGGTCATGGGTGGGATTGACTTCTCCCAGGAGGCGATTGATATGTGTCAGGAGAGAATGAAGGATCACTCCGGACAGTTCTCCCGGCAAGATTTGAATGAGGTCCCTTATCCATGGTTAGTACCCAGCTCCTTTGTAACCTCCTTTGAGGTATTGGAGCATATAGAGAACGACTTACGGGTATTCCGGAACCTTCCCCGTGGACAACGGGTAATCTTTTCGGTACCCAGTTACAAGTGTACGGGCCATGTCAGGGTATTCCCCTCGAAAATGTCCGTACTGGAACGCTATGGAGACCTGTTGGTATTCCAACGGATCCATGCCTTTGGTAATAAAAAAATCATGTGGCTCAGTGAAGGAGTAATCCGATGAGGATCTATTATCAATACAGCACCTTAAAAACCCTGGAACCTTTAGAAGGGGACCGTGTGAACGAGATCGGTCACTGTATGGCCCTCTCGAGGTTTGCAGAGGTATATTACGCTGGTCAGCGGTTCCGTCCGGAACTGCCTGATTATGGGTTAAAGGAGTATGAAGGGGAGATCCGGGTGGTGCCAGCCAACTGGTCCATCATCCGGGCAAACCGAAAGGTGTTTTTAAAGTGCCAGGGAAAACGGGTGTGGGTGAGCAGTCCGTTTGACAGGGAGATGTTTTCCAAGGCCGATCTGATCGGGGCATTTACAGGCGTGTGGTCAACGTATTTGAGAGAGGGGAAGAAACTCGGGCCATTAAATCCCGATGGAGAGAGGTGGCCACACGCTGTCCCGTTCTATCAAACCCTGATGCCGGGGCTGATGCCACTTCCCCTGCACCCGGATACCAAAAAGATCCAGGACACACTGGATAAGAAGGTGGTGATCGGACTCTTTGGCCGGGTGGTTAAGAGCACTTATCCCACCTTGCTGATGAAGAGTCTCAGGATGCTTCAGGAGAAATTCGGGAATGAGTTTGTGATACTGGTAGGATCCGGCAAAGGAAAAAACTCGATTCCCTTACCCAAACATCCCGCTATCCGGGAGTGCCAGTTCAGTAATACCCTGATGCCCTATGTCTACAATGCCTGTGATGTGATCATTGTCAGCCAGCGGGGAGTGGAATGGGAGTTTTGTGGAAACCTGAAAACCCTGGAACCCATGGCTTGCGGAATCCCGATTATCTGTCAGGACTCTCCGGCCCGAAGGGAAATGCTCGGAGACGACTATCCGCTCTTTATGAAGGATATTATCAACGGGAGTCCGGAGGAACTGGTCAACAAGATCCAGTATGCGATTCATACGAAACCCTATTTCAGCAAGACACTCTCCGAGCGGTCCAGGTTTTACAGTATCCCTGAGAGTGTAAAACGATTTCAAACCCTATTAACAATATGAAAAAAACCCTCATCCCCTGCTGCGTGATCAAGGTGATTGGGCGGCTGTCCAAGAAAACCCGGCTCAGATTCTATTTCCACAACGGACATTTGCCTTTGTGGGGATTTGCTCAGTATATCAAAGATTTAGGAGCCTGTTGTGATGATTGACTTCGTATTTGTCTATTCCCGGATGGGGATCATGGGAGGGGAGATAGAATCCAGTGTCCGTAGTCTCCGAAAATTCTTTCAGGGAGAGCACCGGATCTTTGTGGTAGGGGATAATCCCAGGATACCCGGAGTCCGGCATATCCCGGCTAACAGGGTAACGGACAACCGTTTCCCCAAGGCCCTGGATGCCTCACGCAAACTCGAGCTGATCTGTAATTACAAGGAGATTTCCGAGGACTTTGTGTATATGTACGATGATATCATCCTGCTGAGGAAAGCAACCTTTGATGATTTCTCGGTAGTTCGGGCCCAGGACCACATCAGTGATCCCAGTACCTACTGGAACGGCAAACGCAAACCCTCTTCCCAGTGGACCACGGTATTCAATGCAACAATTAACGACCTTAAAAGCCGCAAACTTGCGTTATGGAATTACGAGACCCACCTACCGAGGGTATTCAATAAGGAGAACATGAGGATCCTGTTGGACGAGTTTCACCTGTTAACTCAGCCACGGATGATTCCTACCCTCTATTTCAACCGTTTCTTTTTGGCCCCGTATGAAACCTTGGCCGAGAATCCGACTGTCAAAATTGGGCTGTATGAACCTCATATCAAAAGTTGGATTGAGAAGTATATCCCAGGACACCTGTTTCTGAACTATGACAACAAGGGATACACCGAGGATTTAAAGAAATATCTGAAAACCTTACTGGCATGAACAAAAACCAGCTCTATAAACGGATTGTCAAGAGTATCTCCCATTATGGCGGGGTGCAACGGTTCAAGGAACACCTGATGCCTCACGGGGTACGGTCCTTCAACTACTATGAGAGCGGACAGGGACCGGGAGTCAGTGCAGACTTTATGAACCTGATCCTAGAGGAAGAGAAGAAATGGTACTCACTGGCCAACACCCTGATCCCGGACTTTATCTCGCCTCGTCAGGCAGCCAACCGACTGATTAAGAAACTGGAACTCTACCCGGAATTAAAACACTACCTGGCATACTTTCTCGAGTACGGGAATGAGTTGTATAATCTGCAACTACTCAGGGATCACTTTGGATACGGAGGGGAGAAATGATTCAAAAGAAATGGCATACGATTGAGCCTTATGGCCGGAACCTGATGATAGTGGTATCGGATGAGGGAGAGGATGGATATAAGAAGATTGAGAAATATCTGAAAATCTCTTTTTCCTCTCAGGTAGCTGGGGCTAGTGCGTTCTTTCTGAACATTTTCGACGAGGATACTTCGATCTCCTATTTCACCCTGATTCATGTCTGCCCGGATTCAGATCCGGATGAGGTAGCCCATGAGGCTGTTCATGCCTCCTGGAAGATCCTCTCGGATGCCGGGGTAGAAATGAACGCTGAGAATAATGAGGCGCAAGCCTACCTGGTGGGTCATTTAGTACGATTAGTCTATAAATCTATTGAACGATATGACAGAGCGTGTGAGAAAAAGTTACGAAAAGGGATTGAGTCTGCTGAAGATTCCCCTGTTCTCAAGGAAGAGCCGGAGAAACACCCTATTGAGAAATTCGGAGGTGATCCGGTTAATGAGGGAAACCTGGATAGCAGCCAAGTATAACGCCCGGATGGTTCACTTTAACCATGATCCGGAGCAAAGTTTTGAGGACTATTTAAATCAGATACAATGAAACATATCGCCATCATTTTCGGGACCAGGCCACAAGTCATTAAACTGGCCCCGCTCTGCAAGGAGCTCAACAAAGTAAGTGACCAGATCCGGTACACCCTGATCAATACCGGACAACACTACTCCAAGGAGATGGATGAGGACCTGATCCGGGAACTGAACCTCCCGGAAATTCGGACACTGAGTTGCCCTCCGGATAACAGGGCTCGGCTCTCTTCAATGATTCTCCGGATCACGGATGAACTGCTCAACCTCTCCCCGGATCTGGTATTGGTGGTAGGGGACACGGATTCTACGCTGGCAGGGGCATTGTCAGCCATGAAACTCAATATTCCGGTGGGCCATATCGAGGCCTATTGCCGGAGTTTTGACCGGAGCCAACCGGAGGAGATGAACCGGATCCTGGTGGACGAGATCGCTGAACATCATTTTGCAGCCACACAAAACCTGGAATACCAGTCCTCATATACTTATGATACGGGAGTTGGAATATATTCAGAAAGGATATCCTCTGTTAATTATTCACCCAAGACTGTGTTTGGGTGCGATATCCTATTGGACACCTTCCTGATGTTTAAGGACCAGGCCAGAGTACCCAAGGAACTGGAAGGAGTGGGGCCTACGGAGAAATTTATCTATCTGACCCTGCACCGGGCGGATGTGACGGATGAGTTTATCCGGGAGGTATTAAAGGCGATTGACTTTATCGGACTCCCGGCTGTCTGGCCCGTTCACCCAAGGTTTGATCTGGCCCGGATCAAAACCCTCTGCATGGCCAATGATGTGATTCCCATTAAACCTGTCTCTTATCTCGAGAGCTTATGGCTCGTTCAAAACTGTATCGGAGTGATGAGTGATTCCGGAGGATTGGTCCGGGAGGGAACCTGGGCTGAAAAACCCGTGATCGCCCTTCGGACTTCCTGTGAATGGTCTGTCCGGAAACTTATGGATAAGACGGGGCTCTCTATCTTAAACGGATGGGCCAAATTGAATGAGTTTGTTAATAAAGGAAACTCGCTTAATTCAATGCAGTATCAACACGGTGATGGGAAGGCATCGGAAAAGATTGTTAAAAGACTTGCAGGGGTATTATTAGGTTAATTCAACCTCCTGATTTTACATTTTATTACCTTTTCACCTTACACAAAAGCCCGGTTGACTCCGGGCTTTCTGCTTAACCAAAACACTATGAAAAACACCTACTCTTGAGGTGGAGAAAATCTGTTTTGCGGCTGAGGGCCTCCGGTCTGCATCCCGGCTTCCTGCATGGCCTCGGGTGGCATCATCCCGGACTGTCCGGCTTGCTCCTGAAGTTCGGTCTGTCTGCGCTTGATCCCTTCGATAATCTTATCAGCCTGTGGCAGGGAAGAGTTCTCGAGTAAGGTCATAACGTCAATGGCCTGAGCCTGGAACAAATTCATCAGGGTTTCATCCACCATTTGACGGTACACCGGGGTATCCATCCCTTGTGCGATACTGCTCGTAAATTCCATATCCTTGACGGCCATCGGGTCGTACACCTTGGCCTCTTCGGCATAACTCTTTCCGGAGGTAGCCAGGTAAATCCGTTCATTGTAAAACTGCTTGATCACTTTTAGGATCTTCATGTCCCGGTTCTTCATAAAGGAGGAGAACGAATCCATGATATCCCGGATGTTAATAGCGGAGTTCTGAGACTCGAGGGCATACAAACTAGCAGCCTTGCCCGAAGGAGCACTCTGACCTTGAATGGCCGGGTTGAGCCCTGTAAGTTGGTTAATCAGGTGCATCTGAAGGCCCAGAATCTCACTGGCAGTAATACTCCGGCTGTTGGAGGACAGGATCGAGGGTGGGGGTACTCCGCTCTTGGAACGGTAGGTGATGATTCCGCCTACTTTGACGTAATTCTCTGCGTATTCCTCGATATTCATATCCCCGATAGCCTCTTCGGCTACCACCAGGGTATTTTTAGCATCCGTTCCCATGATATAGTCAAGCATCGAGAACAGGCGGTTGATCTGCCGTTGCTGATCAATGATATCCTCTACCAGTCCCCATACTTCCCCGTCAATGAACGGATAGAGGCTGATCGTGTAGGGATGTTCCTCGTGTTCATACGGAGTCTCCCCTTCGTACAAACATTTACCCGATGGAGTCAGGATCTTGACGTACCACACTTGCTCGTATTTCTTTTCCATCTCGATCTGTGGTACTTCCTCCGGGAGGATTCCGTACTGAGCAGCCTGAAGGATACGGTTGTCATTCTCAATCCTAAGAAGTTCCTCCTGTTCCAGTGGGTAAAACCGATATTCACCAGTTGCGTAATCATGGGCATAGAGTCTCCATTCCCCTTGCAAGTACCATATCTCAAAGATCCGGCACTTGCCTTCTGGTGCGGTATAAAAGTCCATACCGTCCACATAATCTGCGCTCATGCCCTCGGGTTGTGAGAGATTGAACTGTCTGCGGATCGCATACTCGTTTTTTAGCCACTCCTCATCAGCCTGGGTCTTAGCAAACTGACTGATCAGATACTCGATATCGGTATCCACAATCTCCCCGATCAGGTTCATGTCGAATCCCCGGAGGTCAGCCATGTCGGTATTGTAGAAAAGTCTGGACGGGTTGATATTCTGTAATAACAGGTCGCTCCGGTTCAGGGTTTTCCAGTGTTTAAATCCTACCTTCTGGATCGGGAACCCTGAGAGGATATGCTCATGGAAGAGCTGTGCATCCAGTTCGGTTACCTGGTTCAGATCTTTGGCGGCTTGCATGGCGTTACTCATCATCTCCGAGAGTTTCTGATCCTCACGAGTGCGGCTCATCACCACACTTTTCACAGGGTTACTCCGGTACTGGCCCATCAGGTTACGGACCAACTGCCGGATCATGTTCTGTTTTAACGGGAGTCTGCCCTGAGAGAGGATCAGTTCCTCTTCCGTAAGGGTATCCCCGTTGGCATCCTCAGTGAGTTCATACCACTGTTTGCCCCGTTCATAATTCCTGGCACGGGCTCTTCGGTCCCGGTAGTCGCTCATGTTATTCCAGTGCATCTGACAGATCTCAAGAAGGGTCCGGTTCTCCCGGTTCTTATCGGAGTCACTGTTCAGTTTTTCCAGGACACTGGCCTGAGCCTTTTTGGCAGCCTTCTCAGGTACCAGGTAACTGGCTGAGTGTAGGTTTTTAAGATAGTTCGTTGCCATATCGTGTGTTATTTTGTATCAAAAGAAATCTCATTGATTTGTCTCATCAGGGAACGCTTGCGCTCCATCAGGGTCTCCCGGACTTGCGGAGAGAGCCGTTCACTGGTCAGTTTCTCATCCACATCGTCAATTTTCTGCTGGATCATCCGCACCTGTTCGGCACTCCTGCGGTCTTTCACACCTACTTTTTGTACTCCCTCTAGATACCTTCCGGCACTCTTGTACTTTTTAAGATCGCCCAGGATTTGCTCACTCAGCTCCTTCTGTGCCCGGTATTCATCGAACACGGGATCCTGACTGGCTCCCCGGAGGAAGCGGTTGGCGATAGGAATATCCCAGGTACCCACATCCTCATAAGCAGCCTTGAGTGATTCTTTTACGGTCTGATCGCCATTGACCATATCCCTTGCCACACTGACGGTGGGCTCGAGGGTGGTCTTAAAGAGCTGGTTGTAGAACTGCCCTTTGCCAGAAAGATATCCTTCGAGATAGTGTTCGATCTTCGAGGGGTTGATATCCAGGGCTACCTTATGACGTTTGCCGTCTTTTCCAATGTAATAGTTCGTATTCAGGTCCTTATCTCCTCCGGTGAGCTCGAACAAAAAGTCGGTGATATTCACCAGAACCTTATTGGTGCCCTTCTTGTAAAGCTGGCTTTGGGCTGCGGTTTTCTCCATCTCCTTGGTAAAAGGTTCCCGGTAGATATACCGTCCGGCAAAATCCTGGTTCTTCTGAATGTCATACATCGGAACGACAAAGGTGGGCACAAACGGGCGTATGGTCAGTTTTCCGTCCTTATCCACCATCCCTCCCATATCAATCGGGAACAGGTTATTGAACAGCGCATCTGCGGTGGCTCCGGCTGCCTGTTTTCCCGAGGATCTTCCGGTCAGTACATCAAAGGTGGTTGCACCCAGGGTGTAGAACATGGAGAATCCGTGAATATTCGGTATCGAGACGGCATCCTCGGTGCCAGGGATCGGGATGGTCAGGTAATTCCTGCGAAGGAACGGGTTCATTTTATCGTACTGCTTGGTCCCTTCCTCATCCTCATCATCTCCCCACCACCAGTTCATCAGCATCATGGCCAGGAATCCTGCGGTCAGATCGGCTGCGGCAAACAGGGCCATCTTTTTCGGGTTACCCCTCCAAAGATCCGTGTAACGCATGATCCCCTGAACACGGGCGTTAAAGAAGGCATAAATACTTCCTAGTACCCCGCTCATGGTTCCCTTGCGGTCGAAGTTCACAGTGGATTCCTTGGCACGGGTAGCGGCATCAGCCTTCGAGGCTCCGTTTTCCACATAGGTAATATAGGTGGAGAACCTGGAAACAGTCTCACTCCAATCAGCCAGTTTGCCCGTCATCTTATCCTCAAACATGATCAGGGCCCGGAGGTAGCGCATCGGGTTGGCCTTGCGGTCAATCTGATTCAGGTGACGTACATCCTTACGGATCTCCCTTTTCAGATCGTCAATCTTCTGAAGCTGGACATATCCGGTAGCGGCTCCCTGAGCGTAGAAGTCTGCGAGCATCCTGTCGTACTGATTTTTCGGGGCTTTTCCGTTCAATTTACGGGTGATCGCTCCCGAAGCCTTACTCATGTTCTTGACAAACTGTAAGGCCATTTTTGCATCGTTTTCTACCCACATACCCCGGAAAGCGAACCGAGCATCCCGGATGGTGTTCGGGATAAAGAAGGCCGGGTTTTTACTAGTGGTCAGAGCGGCCCAAAAACGGGTGAACTGTCCGATGGTATTGGAAAGGATATCCGAGCGTACTATATTGGTACCATTCACGGCTGCGGCTACTTGCGGATCGGTCAGCAGAACATACCGCTGTCCGTTCTCGAATACATGGATCTCATGTTGAGCCGCATTTCCTTTAGTATTACGTTCCCTGAGACTGGTATCCTTGAAGATCCGGGCCATCTTATTTTTATAGAGGTCAGTAAAATCCTCTGGTTTCTCTGTGCCTACATTGATCCAGTTTCCCTGAGCATCTTTTACCTCATATTCATACTGTACTTTTATTAGGTCGCTGATCTTATCCTTATGCGTCCTAGCCAGGTTCAGCAGGGTAAGTTTCGTCCGATTCTTATCTCCGGCCACTACCGCACTGTGTCCCATCGAGACAATGTACGGAATCGGATCATCGGATTCACTCATACGTCCGAGGGCCCGTTTGTTTGGGTTGAAAGCCCCGCCCAGCTGTCCGTCCAGGTATTCAAATACATCCTCTGCGGTTTCCCCTTTCCATCCTCTGAGTGGTACATAGTATCGGTACCCGGTAGGGCCTGTCATGGTGAGCCACTGATCGGTGGAGATAATACCATCCTTGTGCCAGCGGTCCACAGTAAAGGAGGTCGCCAACCGGATCTTATTCCAGAGATCATCGGTTAACGGTTGTCCAGCCTTGGATTCAAAGGAGGTAACCACCTGGTTAAAGTGGTCCATCACTTGCTGATAGGAAATATTGGCACGGGCCTCCTTGTTGGTTTTATACCCGAGTTCCTGTTGCAGGGCAATCGGAATCCCGGAGGCAATCACAGGCTCTTTCCGTGGATTATTGTCAGTGAACCGGATGTTACGCTCAATCCCGTGTTTAGCCTTCAGATAAGCTGATACCTCAGCATAGGTCACACCTTTCTGCTTGATCAGGTTTTCGATACTTTTTATCATCGGATCCTTGTACTGGTCATTGAACTGCTCAATGAAGTGGCGGTTTTTTCCGGCTGCCCGGTCCCGTTCTTCCCAGGTATTCTCTTCGTGACTTACGTCAATCCCACGCTCCTTGATCTGATCAATGAGTTGTTT